GAGGGGTCTTCTGCGTTGTCCAGAGATTTGAACAACTCCTCTAGCTGGTACTTTGTGGTAGCTTTCTTGTCAAACGTTTCCTGTGTGATCTGTGCAGCTTTCGCAACAGCATCTTCAGAAACTCCGCTCTGAGATATGACTGATGCCGCATCTACCGCGACAGGAGCCGATACTTCCTCCTGTTTTAGCTGTGCAGCATCAATAGTGGGTGCTTCTTCGCCTTTTGCCGCTGTATAAGTTACTGCAGCTTTCTGGGATGCTTTTTCAATTTTAGATACTTCAGGCGTTGAAGCGGCTTGTGCTGCTACTACTTCGCGGTCTTCGAGAGCTTCCGGGGCAACAACTTCTGTGCCCTCCATAGATATCTTAGCTGGTGTTATCTTTGTCCCTTCAGGGAGAGTTGTTTGTTCTCCTGAAAGACCCGCTTGTTTTTGTAGCTTTTCTTTAATATTTTCTGGTTGTGACACGGTTTGTACTGCCTGTCTTTTTTCTGGTTGTGGTAAAAATTGTACTAACTTTTTTTCCGGTAGGGGGGCACCAATGCTATTTAAGTAGTTGTAAAAGGCTGCGGTTTCTCCAGTATTATTAGTTTGAAATCCACCCGGATGAATTTCAACGGCTTTTCCAACTGGGCCTGTTACTGGATTTTTTTTTAGATACTCTTTAAACCCTTCAGCATACTGGTTATAATCTATTTCAGCCATGACTCATATTACAATGCCTTGATAAGCACAGCGGCAATAATTATGATAGTAATAGCGGAACCCATTATGATACTTCCTATCTTGATGAACTCAATGGTCTCTTCACGCTGCTTACGTTTTATGCGTTTAGCCTCTGCTATTCGTTCCTTTTCCTCTTGTATACGCTTGGCTCGTTCGTTGACGATCTGTCTCCACGTGCCGTATCCGAAACGGTTGTTGATCAGGATGCTTATCTCTTCCATCTGCTCCTGTGCTAACTTTGCATCGATAACACTACTAGCAGCATCCTTTGTTTGCCCTATTAGGCTCTTGCTGCCGAAACGTTCCTGCTGTACTTGTTTCTCTCCCGCAAAAAGTCCGTCAATGGCACCTGCAATATCCTTGATGTCGTTAGCCGTGTTGATGTTTGATTTGATAAACTCAACCGACTTTTGAACCAGCGTTATCCCAGCTAGTCCAGTTGATATCGGGTCCATTGTTTCCCTCCTTAGAACCGATTTAATAACGCTGTGTTAATACTCTATCTAACTTATCCTCAAGACGGTGCAAAGCATCCATTACTTCGCGCATCTCCTCTTTTAATTCCACTTTGGTTGCAAATTCTTCACGAGTTTTATTAAGTAAAATGTCAATGCGTTTTACTTCATTCATAAGATTGCGAAATGAATATACGGCTGGTGCGATTACCAGCGTAAGAATAACATTCCAAAACATTATAGGGCTAAGATCCACCGTTTTAACTCCACGGGATAAATTGTTGTAGCCCATACTGGACTGCAACTAATTTAGTTTCAGTATCATTAGCAAAAGTCACATCTTCTTGTGCAATTCCAATAATCATTGATGGATTAGCTGTTGCCTTCTGACCAATGCCAGCCGCTGCAGAAGAACAAATTCCATCGCCCACAGAAATATTGCCACCAGAATTGTTGCAAAGAATATGACCGTCACCTAAGACCAAAGCCTGATGTTTATTTGTTTCATCGGGCAAGTCATTCATGCTTGAGCCATACGCACCAAGCACAGCTTTTGAGTTAGCTGATTGTGTTTTTCTTACGTTGTAAATTAGACCACGCTCTGTATCTGCGTCATTTTTTTGTGTGTAGGAAAGGCTGATTGTTTCCAACAATGTACCGTAGGGATATCCGTCATCATTATCAGCATCTGGCAAAACGCAAGGGTGCATTGCGGTAAATGCACCATAGGTAACAGTGCCGCCACTACTTGAAATCAGACCTACACCAGTTGCATCGCCGTCTGCAAATTGGATATGTGCATTGGTTCCTGAATTATCGTCAGTACCATTGAAAATCAAAAGCCCGTAGCGGTCTACATTGTTGCCATCATTGTGAAACGATGCGGCATAGCCACCAGATTGATTTTCGGCAACTGTTAATCTGTTAGTGCCAGATGTTGTGCCTAGCAATAAGTCGCCATCGCTCGTTATACGCATACGCTCTGAGGATTGTGTAGCAAAGCACAAAGCATCATTAGCGTGTTTATATTCTACATAGCCTCTATATCTATCAGTGCCACTAGTACCATCTGCAAAACCAATAGAATGTGTACCGTCTGTCGGTGAAAACAAGGTAATTCCACCAGTAGAAGAAGTGCTACCTATAGAAACATCAAGCGAACCCGCAACACCACTATTGGTTGAGCCGATTTGTATGTTACCACCCGATGTAACACGCATACGTTCTGACCCGCCTGTTTCGACGGTAACAGTGTCGGCATCAGCGAAACGGATGGCGGTATTGGTATCTCCAGAGTGAATTATTTTATCACTAATGGTTAAGTCGCCACCCACAGATACGTCTTGTGAAAACTCGCCGGAGAACAAACCAAACGTGTCAAACGCCAGTATCTCTAGCGTGTCATCTGCGGAGGCACCGCTGTCCAGCACGATGCTCGTACCGCTGGTGGCGGTGTAGTCTGTCTTGTCTAGCTTAACGCCGTTGAGAAACACATCCGTGTATTCGGAATCTGTGTATGTCAGGGTGCGCCCAAGACTGTCAGATCCAGTAAAGCTGGTTTGCCCTGCTGTGGCTGTGTAGACAAACCTGCCTCGAAGACCACTGCCCGGTTCTTTGCCTATGTATGCCATTAATCTGCGTCCTCAATCGTTAATGTGCCAGCTTCTACTTGGCGTAGGATTTCTGCGTAGTGGCGGTTAGCTGGGTCGAGTGGGATATTCATTGTCACCCCACTAACAACAGCCTCAATAGATACATTCTCTCCATTAATCGCTGTGTATGTTGCAGACGTAAAATCTATAGTGTCTTCCATAATTTACAACTCCGCATCTGCTTCATAATGAAATTCCATACCAGCACAAGTCTTTCCAAATATTCGCACGTTTATAAATTCTGCCCTGCCAGTAACCGAATTTGTTGCTTGGTTATGTGTAACACTAGCACCAGAGCTTAATATATCTACCTTTCCAGAGTTGCCATCTCCATCGTAGATAGTAGTTGTTGGGTTCGCTCTCATTACAACTGGCAAAGAGGCATTGTAGCCAACAATACCGCTACCCTCAGTTCCAAAAGAAAATTGAATTTTAGTGTTGTCACTTACTGCTGTTCCAGCATTTGTTCCTTGCGGGTATGACTTTTGGTAATACCTCTGACACAACGCCAACTCTTCACCAAAACTACGATGCTCAAACTCAGTTGCTACTGAGCCAACTTCCATCTGTACGCCTGTAATAAAAAACGTGTTGTCTGTACTGCTATAAAAACTGCCTATCCCTACGCAACGATTAGCGTTGGTCTGCGCTCCCCAAGTCGTTTGCAGAGAGCCGCTTGTGTATGTGCTACCAGCATGTAACCAGATATTCATCGCAAACCCTTTTGCATTGTCACTGGTAATTGCACCTGTTGTGTCGGCAGGAAAAGTTATTTCGTGCCTAGTGTAGGAAGTACCTACAGTAAATGTTTTAGAAACAGTTCGTGTGTTGGTAAAATCTTTTAATTCACAAATGTAGGTTTTGGATGCGTTTGCTTTTGCATAAAAAGATACTGTTACTTCTTTCGCCGCAGACGTACCTTTTGCCATTTGCTGAACATCTTGACCCTCCAATTGCCACATCACAATCGTAGTTTCCCCAGCCGCAACCGAAGTGTCAGCAGTAGTGCAATCAAATTTCAAAGCATGGCTAAAGCCATCTGGTGCGTCAGTAACTTGAGACTGTGTGAATTGTCCTGATGTTGTTGACATAGCCACATCAACTCTATCAACAGTGTAATAGCCGGAACTATTAACACCTGTTTTCGACGTTGCTCTTTGTGCCACCTGCATTGCACCGTTGATTACCATGTTCTTACGACCATCGGGTGCGCTTGCGGATTGTGCTAATTGTCTTGCTTTGCTTACCATTAGTCAGCCCCCTAACACGCCATCAAGACACACGGGACAAGATAGGTTTCGTCATCGTATGTATGTGAAACTTGTGTTGATGTTACTTTTGCAATCGTTTTAGAGCGCACAATGTCATCACCTTGCGGTTTGGCTGTGCCATCACCCGCAGACATTAGCAAATCACCACGAGCAACAGTTGTGCCTTTTGCAATACGAATGACCATATCCCCTGTCATTGCAACATTCATATCGTTAAAACCATCATCTTCGTAGTCCCAATTCACAAACACACCAGCAACATTTGGGTCGCCCTCAACAGACGATACAGCCATGCAGTTCAACTGTTCGTTGTCTTCAGTGTAGGCATCTTTGGCTGGGGTTTTTTCATCTCCTACTTTTGTAGAAGTTGTGGGTAGAGAATCACCGTCTACGTAATACGTTGCGGCAACAGCATCATGTGACCAGACCGCCATCTTATCTAAGTTAGTCATCACTGTGCCTTTGACAATAGATGTATCTTTTGTCCCATTAGCGAGTTGTGACCAACGTGACAAGTGACCACCGTTGTAACTAACAGTTGTCCCTGATACAGAAATAGTTCCTTCTGTGCTTCCCCCTTGTTGAAGATTTACTAGAACGCCATCGTCTGACAATCTGTGAACATAAAGAGGCGCTGTTCCTGATGCAGTTGCAAAAGTCTCTCCAGTGTTACGAGCCTCAAATCCTGCTACACCGCTGTCAGCGGCCGCTTTTCCCACAAGCAAGCGCCCTGCACTGTCGATAACCGCACGGTTTGAGCCTTCAACACGGAAAGCCATATATGGGCCACCGTGATAATAGGTTATGCCGCCTACAGGTGTAGCGGTAGTATCATCAGCAAACCAAATCCATGTTTCACCACCCGTACCACCTGAAAATTGCAGAGCCAAATGGTCGCTGTCTTCAATGTGAACTTTCGTATAGCTGTGAGTAGCAGTCGAGGCGGCGACATCTTGAACATGTAATAGTGCGTCTGGCGTTGTGCCAATCCCAACATTTCCAGCATCAGTAACACGCATACGCTCTGACCCGCCTGTTTCTATAGTGACCGTATCAGCATCAGCAAAACGAATAGCGGTGTTTGTATCTCCAGAGTGAACGATTTTGTCAGCGATTGTCAGGTCGCCATCAACTGTAAGTGCTTGCGTTTCGCTGACATCGACTACATTAGTCGGCTTATTGCCCGTGTAAGCCATCAGGTGATCTCCATAATGCTCAGTGTCGCGTCAATCTTAGAGGCTGTGTCTGCGTCAATCTTTATAACGTCGGTCGCTTGTATTACGACCTTGCCACCCGACAGCACCTCTAGTGATGAACCTGCGGGTATCGGTACGTTTTCCAGCAGCTTGACTGTTTCGTTTGTTTCCGTGTCACTGGTATCAGACACTAGTTGAACGTCTACAGTGTGCTGTGCTGTGCCTACGTTACACAAAATTAAACCCAGCACAACCGAAGTGGTCGAGCCGGGGCACGTGTAAAGAGTCAGAGGCGTACCAGCGGAGGCTGGCATAGCAGCATTTGTTTTTACTTTAAAGGTATTAGCCATGATTAATCCTATTAGCTTCTATATTATATACTCTTTTTGCCTATATGTCAACCCAAAGCGATAGCTAAAGCTGTTGCATCATCAGTGGTTGCAATAGTTCCAGTAGCGGTGGGTAATGTAAGAGTTACATCTGCTGTGGAGGCAGGTCCAATAAGAGTTGCTTTGTTAGTTCCATTGTCAGAATCTTCAAAAAACTCTAAGAAACCTGCACTGGTTGATCCGTTTTTAAGTTGCAGTCCGGCGTTAACAATTGGAGTTGTTAGGGTCTTGTTAGTTAAAGTTTGAGATCCTGCCAGAGTAGCAACTGTGCTATCTATAGCCACCGTCACAGCGTTACCCGTTGCGCTAGAGTCAATGCCTGTTCCGCCACTAACAGTTAGAGTCTCACTATCTAGATCAATAGCAATGGTCCCACTATCTGTAGTGATATCTAGATCTTCAGCAGTAATCTGAGTGTCTACATAATCTTTAACTGCAGCACTAGTTGGCAGTGTCGTGTCATTGTCATTTGATCCAATGCCCTCTGATTCTATAACAATGGCAGAAGCCTTAAAGTTATCCACTTCAACATTTGACAACGTGTTATTATCGATGTCGAGAGTTTTGTTAGTTAGGGATTGGGAGCCTGTCAGTGTTGCAACGGTGCTGTCGATAGCTAGAGTAACTGTGTTACTAGTTGCGCTAGAGTCAAGACCTGTGCCTCCCGCAACAGTCAGAGTCTCACTATCTAGATCGATAGCGATAGTTCCGCTGTCTGTGGTGATATCAAGATCTTCAGCAGTAATCTGTGTGTCTACGTACGCTTTGACAGATTGTTGTGTTGGCACCAGCGTTGCGCTGTTACTGCTCATATCGTCTTCGTCAACGAACGCAGTGATTGTGATGCTTCCGTCAGACAGACTACCATAAGTAACTGTACCTGTAGTAGTGATGGCAGACGATCCGTTGTCGATTGCACCAAACCCTGATGTAATAGAACCGCTGTTAAGTGCACCCACCGTAGTAGCTGCAGTGGTAACGAGATTTGGCATAGCTGTAATTTCATCATCGAAATATGCAGCTAAATCTGTGACTGCTACCTGCTTCATGGTGCCATCGTCGTTAAACACCACACGGTCTGCATCTGCCACTGTAGTACTAGAGGCTGCCGTGTTCCCGTCCATTATGTTCAACTCTGCAGCCGTAGAGGTAACATCTGTGCCCCCTATGTCTAGAGTGGTCATAGATACTTCACCAGCAACTGTAACCACACCATTAGATAGAGTTATAAGGTCTGTATCATCTGTATGACCAATAGTTGTGCCGTTGATAAGAACATCATCAATATCTAATGAACCACCAGAAATTAATCCTGTAGTGGTGATGGCAGATGATCCGTTGTCAATCGCCCCGAACCCGCTAGTGATTGAACCTGCGTTGAGAGCACCGACGGTTGTTACGTTAGATAGAGTATCTAGAGCCGACTCGAAGTACGTCTCGAAGTCAGTCAAAGCAACTTGCACCATTGTGCCGTTGTCGTTGACGACCACACGGTCAGCATCTGCAAGCGTTGTAGAGGTGGCGGCAGTGCTACCGTCTACGATGTTCAGTTCTGCAGCGGTTGAACTGATAGCTGTGCCGTTGAAATCAATCGCGTCCAAATAGGCTGTACCATCGATGTACAAGTCTTTGAACTGTGCCGCACTTGTGCCGATATCTATGGTGTTGTTTGCGTCAGGTGTCAGGGCTGACCCGAATGTAACGTTGTCATCTGCTGTTCCAACAACAGTGATACGGGAGCCTTCGCCCGCTGTGCCATCATGGTTGTGCCCGCTAGTAGATCCGAAAGCCGCTAAGATTGCGTCAAATTCGTCATTACTATCGGCGGCATCAATAACGTCACCATCCACATAGGTTGATTGTCTTGCTGCGTATCCTGCCATTTTTTACCTTCTTCCTCCGGGGGTAAATTCTAGTTGGTATCCTTTTAGAGAGAACGGGGCCAGTCCTCCATTATCGTCCACACGAACCGCTACGGTAAATCCTCCACCCTCAACGGTCTGACGAACGAGAGGAGACCCTGATGATCCGTACACCGCTGTTGCATAGGTACTGCCAGAGTTACCGTAGATAGCAGCAGAACCTCCTGTCAGGAGAGAATACTGCGAAGGTTGCGGACTGTCGGATGAAAAGAAATCATACCGAATACGGAACTTGGAGTTGACGGTTCCTTCATTTTCGTAGTTCCAGATAATGCGTTGCATATTCTTGCGGATACCTGCATCGCCCATGTTGTGATCTGGAGACGAGAACCTAGCTACGATGTTCGTGCTATCGAAAGTGTTTCCTGTTTCTTGTTGATAGACGTAACCGTCGTGGCCTCCGTGTACGATTGTCTCTACGTTACTAACAAAGCCTGAATCGCAACATGACGGTTTGATACCTTTTAGATCAGAGTACTCCCAGCCGATGCCGCCCTGATCTGTCTGCTTCAACACTCCAGCAACTCCGGGGGCGGACCCCTCAATCGCGTTATCTGCTGCGAAAAATATTCGGTACTGACTTTTGTTACGGATAACGACAGACGATATTCTATCTAAGCTAATGTTACGGAGAAGCAGTCTATCCTGAATCTGCTTCGATACGGTTCCGAGTTCTACGTCACCAATTTTAGCTGTACCAGCCAGTGTGCGGAGACCATCAGGTGCGAGATAAACAATATCACCGCCAAGTTCCTGAACGCTGAACCTGTCTACGCAACCAATCCTACGAGTAACTGGTTTCAGAACAAAGTCTGCGATGGACGATCCTTGAAGCTGGTGTATCTGATCTTCGCAGAATATAAATAGGGAATCCCTGAAAGTAACCAACTTAACAACAGCACTATCTACCTTGATGGATCCGGCTCCGTTTGCCGTAGAGAAACTTGTCTCAGTAAATGGTGCAGAGAACACAATCTCTTGAGGGTTTGCTGACATACCTGCAAAGAACATGTGGTTCTTAAACACTGCGATTGATTCCGGATCAGACGGTGCGCCTGTTGCGTTGATGTCTGTAACAGATGAACCATCGTAGATAGATGCTCTGTTAACACCGTCTGCAAATGCCAGCTTCTCTGTGTTGTTAAAGTTATAGACTGTAAAGTCGTAGCGACCAGCACTGGTTCTACCAGAATCGATTTCTGTCCAAGAGCCTGTTGTACCGCCTGTAAATACTTTCTCTCCTCTAGCAGCAACAACCTTGTCGTTGAACACTGCAACCCCTAGAACTTTCTCTGTCGAGGCACTCGTCTGCGGTACAATGTTAGAGTTGTATTTGGCGTAGCCGTTAATGCGACGATAGCCACCTGCAACGTCCGGCTCAAAGTTAATCAACTCTGTTGCGGCTCCGGGAGGCATAGAGAATGAATCTCTGTTGAGAATAAGACCGCCACTTAACTTCACCACGTATGGACTAATAATTGAAGTATCGGGCATCAGACTGCTCTCATGTAGTCTTTACGATTGATGAGTTCTACTCTCATCCGACGTAGCCCTTGTTCGTAGTCCCTCTGTGCAAATTGAGCGGCTTGTGGGTCGGAACGCAAAAGGTATGCGTAGTACTTTGCTCTGTTAACGATTACATCGTGAAAACGATCTGGTATAGACGGGCTGTCCGTGTTGGCAGCTAAGTCAGATACTGTGGTATAGTATGCGTAACGAATTGTGTAGGTAGACTTGTCCGGAGTCGGAGACAGACCGTACTTGTCGTCAGGTGTGTGATACACGAACTCCGGCAACCCTTCTGAGCTACCGTCTGGATTGGTGTCCGACTCGTGGTACTTGTCCAGATACTCGTCGTAGCTGATATAGTCGAGCCTCCGTTCAGGTAAACTTGCAGACTCTTGAACAGTGAACGTTGACCACTTGAGTGTCTTAGCATTGGTCTCGAACGTGTAGAGGCGTTGACCGTCAACCGTTGTGTCTGAATCGTTGGCTACAGTAAAAGGCCACTCGACTTCAGAGTTAATGATATCGCGCTGTGACTTGTTGATGAAGTCAGCTACAGCCGTTTGCAGCCCACGAGTTGAAGTCACGTTTGTGATTTCTACCTCGTTAAGCTCCCTGAGAACTGCGTTGCAAAGCTGTAAGTAATTCATTATTAACCTCTGTGCGGATCAAAAAACTCTTCGACAGATACTAGAATTTCCATCGTGTTAGTCGTTTCGCCAAACGCCACAATCTTATCTCCGGAATTGGTAAAGAAAAAATTACCGTCAACGAGATCTACTACACTATGTCCTGCCATGCTTAAACCGTTAGCAATATAGTGATACGCTGTATTTGCAGCATCGTAGTATTGAACGTATACTTTTTTTGTAGCAGAATTGTTGTTCGATATGTGTAAGAATCTCACGGCCCCGCTATAATTGTCAGGAGTAGTGTATACAACTGTGGCACTACCGTCAGCAGAGGTGGATGCTATAGTAGCTCCTGTCGTCTGATGCTTGCTGTTTTCTCTCAACATTAGTACATCGCCCGTCTTGAAGTGCTACCACAGGAGTAAATCTTACCCCCGTATGCTGCCTTTTTTGTCTTTCTAGGAGCGTCTGTACGAACATTTGTGGGCTTACCGCCCACCCCCTGCGCTTTAGCCCGCTTCCGACGAACTGCACTCCTCTTCTCTGCAGAACTCATACGGTTTGCTTTTGCACGAGGCACACATTTCGGATAACCGGATCGGGCAGTAGAAGCCTTTTTCCGTCCGCATGGAGGGTGGCTTCCATCCTTTTTCTTCCGGCTTATATCCACCCAGTCGCCTTTTGGTCCTTTTCCAAACCATTCTTTTAGGCTCATCAGTAAGTACCACCACGTTTCTTATAGGTCCTAACTAACCAAGCGTTCGCGTAAGCACTTGGATATACTTTGAATTTTCGTTTGGCTTCAGCTTTTACACGGGCATACAGAGCCTTGTTCTTAGGTGTCGGGCTCTTCTTGCTTTTAGTTTTTGAAGATCGTTTCTTGGTCATTTATGGTTACTCTCTCGAATGGATGATTGGGCTCTCCTGACAAGAGACTGAGTGCTCCTAGCTTCAAATCTGCTTCAAGCCAATCCTCTATTGCTTGTTCTAGTTTTTCGTAAACCTGTTCGACATCTGTATCGGCAATGATCACACCGTTGAAAAAGTCGAACATCTGTTCTGCGTCCCGTTTTTTAGACAGGTATCTGTGAGAAAGTGCTTGTACAATTAACTGGCTCATGGAATACTCCTTGCCTTTATGATACACTAAAACAACGAAAAAGTCAACTAAAATCTAGAATAACTTTTACCGTCATACACCAAGCACTCCTTACGGTTGCTATATTCTCGTACAGAACAGTGTATCCAGCCGGATGTTGGGTCTTCTGGGGTATAGTACTCCAGTATCAACTGGTCAAAGTTCAGATTATCTCGCACCCATTCTGCAACAGATTTGTTGTCCTGTCCGGGGATCTCGAAGTCTACAGCCTCTCCCTTCGCGTGTTGGCTCTTGGAACTAGACCCAATTGCCTCACACAGGGCAACACTACGGAATCCAGATGAAGGAGAGAACGCAACACCAAAGTGTTCACGCACAGGTTGTAGTATCTCAGAGCACACCCGTTCAAGGTTTTTGATCTGTTCTTCTCCCGGAGTATTGTCGATACCCCTGCGGGTTGCTGTTTGGCTGCGAGTTAGTTCAGATAACGTGAAGTTTCTAGATAACCGCATCGTTTTAGCCTCGTATTTTGCCGATTGACTTCAAGCCAAATGAAGCGGCGATACTCGCCATGATTGACCAACTTAGCCACTCAGGTAGGTCTTCTCGTAGGAAACGAAAACCATCCTCAATGTACGGCTGGGCTGGGGGATAGAAACAAGCGGACAGCAAGCCCACGAAAAAAATTGTCCAGAGCTCGTCTTTCCACGAATCTGCAGAGGCACGAGCTTGTTCTAACTCCCACGCCCCATCTTGTTCTACCTTCTTTGTCTGTGCCTCTATCTTGGCAACAGCTAGTTTTTGTTTGGCTTGTGCCTTCTCAGCGCGGTTCTTCATCCAAGTTCCGGCGAGATTGGTCACAGGCCCGATTAGTGCGTTCAACATTTATTTTTTTCCTGCTTTGTGTATTTTTTGAATATCAAAAGAAGCAAACAAGCTGGCCCCTTTGTGCGGCTTGAATTTACCTGTATGCTTCATCAAGTTGTATGATGACCCTGATTTCATCCAGTGAAAACCAGCGGGTGCTTTTACGCGCTTCTTTGCCATTTTTTATCCTTATCGTGGCACGGGCATTTGCAGGTGTCCCTGTTGCAGGGGGCTTCTGAGCATTTAAAACAAATTAGCATTTCCACCGTCTCCGTGCTTGACGCAACCTACTGTTAGGATTCTTGGCTGCTTTTGGAAACTTTTTCATCTGCCCAGCGGAACGTGCACAGTATGACTTGCGACGTGCAGCACGGGCTTTGCTACGAGGTTTGTCCTCAGTAACTGCTGTCTTCAGCTTGCTGCCCGGATTCTTACGGCGGTAGGCAGCTACGCCCGCCTTTGTCATGCCCGCACCCTTTTTGGTGGGGCGGAAATTCTTCTTGTTACGCTTGGGCATTTTGTCTTGTTTACGAGCCATGAGTATCTCCAGTAAGTCGGGGGAGCCCGAAGACTCCCCCAGTTCACTTACGCGAACGATGCCGCAGTTTCGGCAGTGCCGAGTTCTGCGATAACAGCAAAGACACGTACTTTACCGTCGAACGTTGCTGTGTTAGCAATCAGATCGATGGTGTCAGCAGCGGTGTACAGTTTCGCTGTACCTGCAGCGTTGTTGATCTCGTGTCCGGTAGCAGTACCGTCCAGAGCAGCAACGTACAGGTCGTCATCAGCGTCGTCACCCAAGTCAAGAACTGGAGAACCAGTGCTTGCAACGGTGAGGACTTCAACACCAGCCATCAGAACCAGAGTGTTGGCTTTCATTTCGAAAACCTCAACTGAGTCTGAAGTAGTCAGGCTTGTGCTGGAGAAGTCAAGAACGACTTCCACGATTTGTGGCTTGATGCCGAGCGGAACGCCAGCAACAGCACCAGTTACAGTATATGTAGCCATAGTCTAGTCCTCCCTTAATCCAAGCTCACAACGCCACGAACGATGGCTTCAGGGCGAAGGACTTTGCGTCCAAACACGTGAAGACCACGAACGATGTCGCTGAAGGTTTCAGTTGAACGAACAACTTCGGTTTTCGCAATGTGCGAAGCCGTAGCAGTCGAGCTCATGTGACCGCCCAGAATAACATTTTCTGTGCCGTTTGTTGCCAGACCTGTCAGAGTTACTTGGTCTGTGCCGCCGCTTGAAACGAGGGCAGTAGACTTGTAGCACTGGAAGCCAGCGATGTTGCCCAACGATACAAGACCGTTACGCAGAGGTGAAGTTGCATCGCCCGTAACTTGGACTTCAGCAAACTTCGAACCTGCAGAAAACAGGTGCTTGTAAAAAGCTGGGGGAGCAACGAACCAACGGTTCTCTTCCGGAACAGACTGGTTGTCGAGGGCTTCAGCCATTTTCAACATCGTGTTTACAGCGGTGTCACCCGGAGATGAGGCACCACCGATGTCGAGGGCAGAAGCAAGAGTACCAATGCCAGAGACAGTAGATGTCGTAGCACCGGACTCGCCAGTCAGACCAGCGTCGGTTGCGATTTGATCCAAGACAACTGCGTCGTACTTACGCTTCAGCGAGTATGCACCCGAAGAAGTAGCAAGAGCTTCGAAGTTGACGTGGGATTGACGCTCTTCAATGTCGTCAATTTTGAACGCAAAAGCGTTTGCTTGGTCAACAACCATAGTAATTTGGTCGTCAGCCAAGTCTTGAGGGTTCACCACTGAGCCACGTGCGTAGCTAGAGACGGTGATGGTCGGTTCTTTAATGATCCGAACAGTGTCGCCAAAGTTTTCAATTTCACCAGCGTAATCGGTATTCGTAATATCTTCTGCAACCGAAGCACGACGGAAAAACTTGAGAACTTTCTGGCTAAAAATTTCCGGTGTAAAATTACCGGAAGGCAGGTTATTATGACCTGATGCACTATTGAAAGCCATCTTTCTATCCTTCCTATGTTAGATGGTTAAGCGTTATAGTCGATGCGCCCTTCTGCACGAGCCTTGTCGAGTTCTGCTTCGTTGGCTTCAAACTCGTGAGGTTTCATGCGGCCTATTTCGGAGGCTTTCCACATACGCTGCCCACCATCACCGTTGACGTTAACCTCTTTGGATTTACGGGTGGTGACGGAATCTGCGGCAGATGCAGGTGGTCTACCTCTCTTCTTCTTTGACAAACCAGAGTCAGCCTTATAAAGATCGATGACACGTGCTGCCATCTTTGCGTCGGTGTTATTCTTGTAGATAGCATCGCTCAAAGATGATGGTTGTTCGTCCAGCCACTCAAGAAACTTTTCGTCGTTACGGAGGTCATCAAAGTCCTCGTGATAACGCAGAAGCTCCTGATAGGCTTTCTGTACTTCCATGTCCTGTTCACGGGCACGTAGCTGTTCGACTTCACTACGAAGTTCTCCCAACTGACTGTCCGCTTTCAGGGCAGATACGGTCTCAACAATACCGTAGACATCCGGATACTCCTGTTTGAACTGCTCCAACTCCTCTAGGCTCTTGGGAGCTTTGAGTCGTGTGAGCGCATCCAGTTCAGGAGATGATTCTCCTTGTGCGGCGAGTTCGGCTTTCTCGTCCTTCCACTCAGATAGCTTTGCATCGTAGTGTCGTTTGAGATCGTCGTATCGCTTCTTGTAGTCTACGTCTTCTGATTTTTTGTCGGAGAAACCTTGTTCTTCGGGAGTAGCCTCCTCAGAGGGGTCCGCTTCTTGGGCTTCTACCTGTTCCTCGTCCTCGTCTTCCTTGTACACGTCGTCACGGTAAGAACCACGATAGAGGTTTGTATTGTTGATTGTTCCAAAGGAATCATTTGGTTTGTTGGCGCGGTGGCCTTTTGCTTTTGCCATGATACTTCTCCATTGCAGGGCCAATTAAGGGTAGCTGCTTCGGTTAGTGATATAGACAGGGCCGCTGGCGACGGGTAGCTGTCCTTA